TAATAAGTGTCGTGGTTACCTAATATAATATGCGTATCAATTTTCATATCCCAAAGTCTTTTCCAAAACTTCTGTTGAAAATTATGTGCTGTGTTATAATTAATAAACTTTCGTCTATCAACTACATCGCCTAAATGAATTAGTGTCGTAATATTGTGTTCTTGCAAATAAGGAAAAAATATCTCATCATAGAAACGATTGAAATATTTTATAAATGCAGGACTATCATTACGAGCACCAAAATGTGTGTCATTAAGTAGTGCTATCTTCATTATAATACATCATCAGGAGGCCATTTTGTAGCCTTCAATTTGTCCTTTGCTCTTAATTTTAGTTTCTTTAAATTTTTTAAATCAAACCAAGACTTCCAACCTCGGTCTGTTTTTCTTTCCATTTCTTTAGTCAATACTAACTTCTTTAAGTCTTTGTGTTTTTCTTTTGCTGTCATAGGAAATCTTCCAAGTTTGCTTTTGCCTTTCTTACTCTTTTCTTTTTTGCACCTTTAGTTGTTTTCTTAATAGGCTCACTAGTCTTTTCTTCTGTTGTTGGTATATTCTTTTGTAGAAATTCTGTAAATTGATTTTTAAACTCTCTATCATCACCTGGTTGCAAAGCATAATCATCATAATTTGCGTCCTGGATTAGTTTCTGTTTAATAGTAGTTTGTTTCTTTTCTTTTTGTATTCTTCTCACAAAGGCATAATAAATTATCTGCGTAAAATACGCAAACGGATTGTTTGACTTTTTAGGATTAAAGTTATCCAGATATTGTAAACAATTCTCTATGCCATCTGATATCATATCGTCTCTAAATGTATAATTGATAAAGTTAGGTCTGTAAGACAAATGGTTAGCGATTTTCAAAAAACACTCACCTATATAATTGGTTACTGGTGGGTTCTTTCTTTTTCGTTTTTTTGCCTTCTCACACTTCTCTTTGTATTCAATCATAGCGGCTAGAAACTCTTTGTTATCAACATAATGTTCTTTTTTAGTTGTACTTCTTCTTGCCATAATTATCTCACTATACTATATTTTGTTGTTAAGGTCAAGCTCCTAACTAATTTTGCCGTCCCATATGTTAGGTGCTTGACAAGATGATTTTTTGGTGTTATATTCAGCGTGTCGCTGGTTGCTGAGAATATTAGAGTACAGATACTTCTATTAGTGTATCGTCTTCTTTTCTTTTTTAAGGTCATCAAAGTCATCAAATATTTCCTCAAACTCTTCTCGTTCGGACGGCGACATCATTTCTCGGTCCATTAACTTACGAGTTCTCTCATTTTCTTCTCGTCTTACTAACTTGTCATAGTTGTTATAATCTACGATAACATTTCTATAACTTTTAATCATTTCATTACTTGCATTTGTTATTGTCAAAATCTTATCTTTTGGTATGGTAACCAATTTATCGTTAGTGTAGCCAGCCCATTTAACTAGAGCTATATAATCTTTGATACCTATATTTGTTATTTGAGGTACATACTTTACTTCTAAAGGTTTATCAAGTGTAAGTAAAGGTTTGTTTTGTTCGGCGTGTGCAATCTCGCATACAATATCAGTACCATTAATCAACTTAATGATTTTGATTTTAGTAGTACCGTCTGGTTTCATTTCGTTAGGATTGTTAGGCATAGATTACTCCTTTAGTTCTACATTATGAATTTCATAATCAAAACTCTCTTCATTGTAAATATTTATTCTTTCTCTAAAGTGTTGTAGAGTATAATTTTCTTTTTCTCCGTATGATACATCATCGGCTATATCATATAAAGTCGCATTTGTCTTGTTATCTCCTAGTCGGAGACCACGACCTATTGATTGTAAATTTCTTATCCTAGACTTGCTAGGACTAGCAAAGATAATGTTATGCAAGTTCCGAATATTAATGCCTGTACTGAAAGTCCCATAACTTGCAACGATAATAGCATTATCACTTTTTTCCGTAATTGCTCTAATCTTTTCTCGTTCATCTGCATCCACTCCTCCGTATACAAAGAATACCTTACGATTGTCTTCTACTTTTTTCTCAATAAGTTCTTGTAGTACTTTACCGTGTTTTTCTACATATTGAAATAACAATAAAGTATTACCTTGAAGACCACAACATAAGTTTCTTATATATTTATTTCTAGCATTACTTGAGCATAAAAAGTCCATTTCTTCCTGATATGTTTTATCTTTTAAGAAATCTCTACTATTCTTTCCGTGTCCTAGTATTAAACAATTAATTTTAAACTTCGCTAGTTGTTTCTTTTCTATCAAGTCTGTCGTTTGTGCAACTCTATTAACAGCGCCAAACAAACCTTCTAACACTAACTTATGTGTTTTAGAACCATCTAAAGTACCTGTCATACCTATTCTGTATTTACAATTAGTCATCTTTGTCATTATAGTTGTTAGGGACTGGGATTTAAATAAATGTGCTTCGTCACCAATAACAACACCAAAGTCTGCAAACCACTTTTTAGGTAGTTTATATACAGATTGCCAAGTAGATATAACATCTCTTTTAGTTGTATCTTTTTCGTGTCCTTGATATATTCTATGAATATGTTTTACATTATATCCATAATCTCTAAAATCTTTATACAATTGTTCTACTAGTGAAGTCGTAGGTACAATGATTAATACTTTATTTGCTTTCTTTTCTTTCAATCGTAATAGTTGAAATCTTAATATCAAATATGCAATCAATGATTTACCACTAGCAGTTGGCGACAATAGTAAACATCTGTCTTCTTGTATTGCGTGATAAAACGCATTGAATTGATAATCTCTAATCTGTAAAGGTATATTTAATGCCTTACAAAATTTAGCACACTCTATCTTATCTAATGGTTTATTCTTATCTTTTATCTTTGTAATAACTTGTATATTATTATCTTCACAAAACTTTTTAACATATGGCAATAGACCATAGTATATTTCACCTTTTGCATATTTAAATAATCTTATTTTGCCGTCCCAATATCTATTTCTATATTGTGGCATAAACTTATAACCAGGTACTTCAAAAGTAAAAAACTCACTTAACTCTCTACGAATATCGCTCTCAGCGTCTATCGTAAGATACACCTCGTCTTTCTTCTCAATTATAATATAGCGATTTACTACCATCTTATTGAAACCTAGTGCCTAATGTCCAACCTACTAGTGATTTTCTGAAACCTGTTTTTACAGGTAATACTCTATGCCATAGACCAGAATAGAATATAATAATTGTTCCTGGTGTAATTTTATCAAACTTATGAAATGTTGTCTTCTTTGGGTCTGGGTGTGGTACACATATCTCTAACTCACCACCAGTATACTCATCATTTAAACATAATGTAAAACTTACTTTTCGTACCGTCATATCTCTATAAGCAGCTCTATGTGTATCTTGGTGCCAACCATAATGATGACCTACGCCATAAGTTGTATATTGGAAATCTTCAAACTTCTTTAGTTTAAAGTGCCACATACATTCCTCGTTTGCTTGATTGATTGCAGGAGTTATATTGTCTATAAGATATTTGTCATTTAAGAAACAGCCTTTGCTATCTCTTATTGTATTCATACCTTCTTTGCCGTGAATTTTTAAGTCAACAAGTTTTTTCTGTTTTGCTATCTCGTCAACTTTTTGTAGAAACTCTTTACTAAAAGCGTTATCTCTACGCCAATATATCTTGTCGCCTATGTAGTGTGCCATTAAATCGCTCCGCTAGTAAACTTACGCCACTCAATCGCATCCTTTATTAAAAATCCTCTATTTTGTATTTGTCTGATTGTTCTATCTAGGAAGTCAACAATAGTTTCCAAGTAATCTACTTTTTGTTTTATCTTCTGATAATCTTCGTCTGCTTCAATATACTTGTCTACATCTGCTTTTAGAATTTTTAGATTGAATGGTTTTTGTTGATATACCATAGGGTCTGCTTTACCTGTATAGTATTCCCATTTATGTAATTTGATTGTTGCAAGTTCAGCAGTTGCTTTAGTTTTCATCAACTTAAACTTGTTAAAATGTTTCAAAAATTCATTATGTAATTGTGGTGTTTTAAGAGCTTCTAAATCCAACTCCGTATCATTAATCTTTAGTTTTTTCTCAACGATATCTTGTAATTCTTCAAGTGTCATATTATTTTTTCACCTTTGTTAGCCTTATAATAGTATACTATTTCTAGTCGTTTGTCAAGCTTTTACGATTGCGTAAGTGTGGATTTTTTGCCTGGTTCAGCAAAATCGTACAATGTATATTTAAAGTTTACCGTTGAAGTTAAGTATTGTACATCGGTTGCTTGTGTTGAGAAACCGACACCAGATAAACCTGTTGGAAATATGTCTGTAAATCTTACTTCTTTTATTACATTGTTTTTTGCTGATAATATTGATAGTGTAGCGTCTGATAATGTAGCACCTATGTTTACAGCAGTTCCTTCTTTACCTGCAAACTTACTTACACCAGATAGTTCTTTACCTTGCGTAGGAAATCTATCTCTACCTGCTTCTACTAAACTTGCATATTCGCTATGGTCTTTAGGAAAACCTAGACTTCTTAACCAAGTGTATATCTCTTCAAAGTTATCAAACTTTTCATCTACTAAAAAGGTTAATGATAAATCACCAAACTCTAGTTTAGTGCCTGGTAAAGGTATATCTCTTAATGTAGTTAGTTGTGTAGCATTACCTAGATTGATACCTGGTATATTAATTTCTGTACAGAAAAACTCCACTTTAGGTAGTTTTGCAATACTGAATTTAAATTGACTAGGACTAGCATAGTCTTGTTGCGTAGGTTGTCTACTAATTGAATTAATAGTTGTCATAGTACTATTTATACGACCTAATTATCTTTCTGAATATACTAAAATTCTTAATTATTGTATCTTCTGGAACAGGTGCACCAAACAAATTTAATGATTTACCTTTGACTAGTTTTTTTATATATAAAGGATTTTCTTGCAATTTTATGACATTAC